CATCTTTACTAAACTTAGATTCATGATTATTGGATGTGACTGCAAGTGGGTGGTCGTTGACCATTTACATATGTTAGTTAGTGCTGTACATGAAGGAGATGAAAGACGTGCCATTGATACTATCATGACTAGACTTAGAAGTTTGGTAGAAGAGACAGGTGCAGGAATCATTTTAGTTTCACACTTACGTAGAGTTGATGGTAACAAAGGACATGAGAATGGTATTGAAGTATCTCTATCTCATCTAAGAGGTTCTAATAGTATAGGACAACTTAGTGATTGTGTAATAGCCTTAGAAAGAAACCAACAATCAGATGACCCTGAAGAAGCTAGGACTACAAGACTTCGTATACTTAAATCAAGGTATACTGGAGATGTAGGTATGGCTTGTAGAGTTGTATATGATGGAGAAACTGGTAGACTATCAGAGGTTAGCGACAGCGATATAGAGTTTGATAACACTTTAGATGAGGCATTTTAAATGACTAAAATAGTATTGGAGGATGGCGAGAAAGCAATCGTGGACTACTTAAGTAAGGGTAGATATGATAGAGCAAGAAGTCGTAATGCTGAAACTTTACCTCTTAATAATACCAATGATAAATACTTTTCTGATAAAACAGGATTATTTGCAGAGTTAGCATTAGCTAAACTAACAAACGTATATCCTAGTCAAGTTTTTTCTCCAGTATGTAAAACTAAGGATAGTGGTGATGATGTTGGAGATATACAGTATAAAGGTTGGAGCATAGATGTAAAGTCAACTATTCATAATAATGGTGTGCTTTGGATTAACAAGATTAATAATAATATTGATTTATATGCATTCTTTGTGGTAACAGAAAATGAGGATACTGTAACTTGTGAACTCAAAGGTGTTATAACAGGTAAGAATCTACATGCTAAACCTAAAAGAACAAGACAGCCACAGTTTAAGTATCCCTGTATCTATGTAGAGCAAGAGGAATTAATATCATGGGAGGACTTTAAAAAAGAATGGACTTAGTATTTGACATAGAAACAGATGACCTTAAAGCAACTCTGGTACATTGTATCGTTGCTCAAGATATGGATACTGGAGAGATATATAAATTCCCTCCAGATAAATTGAAAGAAGGTTATGACATGTTAGCTAATGCAGATACTTTAATAGGTCACAACATCATTGGGTTTGACATACCTATGGTAGAGAAGTTCGGTGGTGTTGACTTGTCAAAGATACCAGTCATTGATACTCTTGTACTATCAAGACTGTTTAACCCTAACAGAGAAGGTGGTCATAGCCTTGAGAAGTGGGGTTACAAATTAGGATATCATAAGATAGACTTTTCAGATTATCTTAATTACTCTAAAGAGATGATGGACTATTGTGTTAGAGATGTACAACTCAACGCTGTAGTATTAAAGAAACTTAGAGAGGAGAGTAAAGGATTCTCTAAACAATGTATAGCTATTGAACAAGGCGTAGCTAGGATAATGAAACAACAAGAAGTAAATGGATTTAAGTTTGATTTACAATCAGCATTGATGTTACTTGCTGAACTTAGAGAAAAGAAACAAGCCATTGAAGATGAAGTTCATAATACATTTAAACCTAAGTGGGTAGATGATAAATTAGTTAAGCCCTACATCAAGAAAGATGGAGACTTATCTAAGCGTGGACTTACAGATGATGAGTATCAAAGATGTTTAGATACAAATAACTTTGAACCCTTTATGAGACAAACACTACAAGACTTTAATCTTGGTAGTCGTAAACAGATAGGAGAATATCTTATTGACTTTGGTTGGAAGCCTGAAAGGTTTACACCTACAGGTCAGCCTATAGTAGATGAGAAAACCCTATCAGCAATCACACACATACACGAAGCTAAACTTATAGCAGACTTCTTACTACTTCAAAAGCGTATAGCTCAAGTTGATTCTTGGGTTGAAGGAGTACAAGAAGATGGTAGAGTACATGGCTTTGTAATACCTAACGGTGCTATCACAGGAAGAATGACACACAGGAATCCTAACATGGCACAAGTACCGGCAATCTATAGTCCTTATGGCAAGGAATGTAGAGCCTGTTGGACTGTAGAAGAAGGTAATGTTTTAATCGGAGTTGATGCTTCTGGTCTTGAGATTAGAATGTTAGCTCATTATATGAATGACGAGGAGTACACAAATGAAATTCTCAATGGAGACATACACACCGCTAATCAAAAACTTGCAAAGCTTGAATCAAGAGATAAGGCAAAGACATTCATCTATGCACTTATGTACGGAGCAGGAGATGAAAAACTTGGAAGCGTGGTCGGAGGAAGTACATCAGATGGTAAGAGAGCTAGACAATATTTCTTTGATAATAAGCCTACATTTAAGTCTCTTAGAGACAGAGTACAAAGAGCTTCAGCAAAAAACTACCTCAAAGGATTAGACGGTAGGAAGCTGTATGTTCGTAATCAACATTCAGCATTGAACACTTTGCTACAAGGTGCAGGTGCTATTGTAATGAAACAAGGATTGGTTATACTAGATGAGTTGTTACAATTAAATAACATGGAATATAAATTCGTAGCTAACATACATGATGAATGGCAGATAGAAGTTCCTAAATGTCATGCTGATAAAGTAGGACAGTTAGCTGTAGACAGTATAGTAAAAGCAGGAACACATTTTAATCTTCGTTGTCCTCTGGATGGCGAATACAAGATAGGAGATAACTGGAGTGAAACCCACTAAAGAAGATAGAAAGAAGTTTGACATTGACTTAGAGTATGGAGAGATAAGAGAAGATAAAATAAAAGACATGCTAACTGGTAAGAAGATAGAAGTTAAATCAGAGAAAGGTATGTGGATGAAGACAGGAAACATATGTATAGAGTATGAGTCTTGGAACAAACCATCAGGAATAAGAGCAACGGAATCAGACTATTGGTTTCATAACTTATGTGTAGGAGACAATGAGTTCTGTACTCTTGTATTTAAAACAGATGTACTTAGAACTATTGTTGATGACCTTGATAGTTTTAAAACTGTATGTGGTGGAGACCATAACGCTAGTAAAATGTTCTTAGTTAATCTTCAGAAATTATTCTCATCAGATGTCATAAAAGCATTTAAGGAAACTGAAGATGAAAAAAAATAAGAAAACACTTGACACATTAGTAGAAGATATATATAATGAATTGTCGGCATTAGGAAAAGGCGAACATCTTAACATAGATGAAGAGTCAATCGAACAGTTTGGAGAGTCTATGAAACAGATTCTACATGACTGGTCACACCCTAGCCCAAGAGGTAAACCTAGTTTAAGAATGTCTAACATAGGTAAACAGCCTAGACAATTATGGTATGAGATGAACTCTGATTCTGATAATACAGAAGTCATATCTCCACCTACATTTATTAAGTTCTTGTATGGACACTTACTTGAAGAGATAGTTTTATTTCTTGTTAAGTTATCCGGACATGAAGTAACAAGTGAACAGAAAGAGATAACAGTATCTGGAATTAAAGGACACATGGATTGTGTTATTGATGGAGAAGTTGTTGATGTTAAGACTGCTTCTAACTATGCCTTTAAGAAATTTAAAGATGGTACTCTAGCAGAGGATGACCCGTTCGGATACATGGCTCAACTAGCAGGTTACGAATCAGCAGAAGGAACTACTCATGGTGGTTTCCTTGCTCTTAATAAAGAGTCTGGAGAGTTAGCTATGTTCAAGCCTGATAACTTTGATAAGCCTAATATCAAAAAGAAAATAACTGATATTAAAAAGGCTGTTAAGTTAGCAACACCTCCTGATAAATGTTATGATGATGAACCAGATGGTAAGTCTGGTAACATGAAACTTGCAAAGGGTTGTACTTGGTGTAGGTTTAAACATGATTGTCATAAAGATGCTAACGATGGACAAGGTTTAAGAGTGTTTAAATATTCAACAGGTTATAGATACCTAACTCAAGTACCTAAAGTTCCTAATGTTATAGAGGTAACACAAATATGAGAGGTAAGAAATCAAAATTATTAAGACGTAAAGCTGAAGGATTACTTATAGGATGGATTCAAAGCATGACTCCAGAAGGAGAAGATGCTAGTAAGATTAATAAGAAAAACTTACATGAGTTTCTACCAGAGCAAACACATATCTTTGCTAATAATAGATTTATGTTAAGTGCTTATAGTCTTAGATGGTTTTATAAGAAAGTAAAACAAAATCCTAACTTTCATTTAAAAGAGTTAGATGCCTAAAAGAGTACCAAGAAAACCAAGACCAAAGAAGGTTGGTGTACCTAAAGGGTATGACAGTTTATGGGAAGCAACGCTACATGAGACTGTACTACAAGAATGGAAACATCATTGGGATAATATTAATTATGTTGTTAAGCATAAATACGAACCTGATTTTGTAAAGGTTATAGATGGTAAAACAATTTTACTAGAAGCTAAAGGTAGGTTCTGGGACTATGCAGAGTATAGTAAGTACATACATGTTAGAGAAGCTTTACCTAAAGACTATGAGTTAGTCTTCTTATTTCAGAAGCCTTTCTCTCCAATGCCTCAAGCTAAGAAAAGAAAAGACGGAACTAAAAGAACCCATGCTGAATGGGCAGAGACAAATAATTTTAGATGGTATAGTGAAGATACACTACCGGATGAATGGAGAAATGATGAACTATAAATTTAACGAAGATAAAATTTTAAATGAATTAAAAGCTTACGTAGGTAATACGTATGACCAACACTATGCTAATGGTAAGTACCAAGCAACAGACATGATAATTGATTCCGGATATGGAGAAGGATTCTGTCTTGGAAACATTATGAAATATGCTATGAGGTTTGGTAAAAAGGATGGTAAAAATAATTTAGACCTATATAAAATAATACACTATGCTATAATAGCAATCTACGTAAACAATAAGGAACAAGATAATGGTTGAAGATAAGATAAAAGTATTAGTTGCATGTGAGTATAGTGGGACAGTAAGAGATGAATTTCTTAAATTAGGTTTTGATGCTTGGTCTTGTGACATATTACCATGTGAAAGTAATATAAAAAATAGACATTATGAAGAAGATATATTTAATATTTTAGATAAAGATTGGGATTTAATGATTGCACATCCACCATGTACACATTTATCAGTTAGTGGTGCTAGATGGTTTACTGAAGGTAAAAAACCAATGCACCTTAGAGACGAAGCTATTGAGTTTGTAAAAAAATTAATGGATGCACCAATCAAACATATTGCTATTGAAAATCCAGTTAGTGTAATTTCATCTTATATAAGAAAGTCTGACCAAATGATAAATCCTTATCAGTTTGGTCACAAAGAATATAAAAGAACTTGTTTGTGGTTAAAGAATTTACCTAAATTAAAAGAGACTAATAATGTAAAAATAGAAACTGATAAACTACCTATAAAAGAAAAACATAGAATACATTGGTTAGGTAGTGGTAAAGGTAAAGAAAGAAGTTTATTTTATAAAGGAATTGCAGAAGCTATGGCAAGTCAATGGGGAGATTATATAAAAAAGGAAAATAAAAATGATGATTGAAGACAAGGTAGGTACTAAACAATACTTAGGTATAGAAATAGATTATGACAGAGAAAAAACATTTGATAAGTTTAGTCTTGATACTTTAAAAGATAGATACTTATGGGATAACGAAACCCATGCACAGGAAGCTTTTGCAAGAGCATCAGTATTCGGTGCAACCTTTAAAGGAGAAACAGATTTTGAATTGGCTCAAAGACTTTATAACTACAGTTCCCAAAGGTGGTTCATGTTTAGCACTCCTATACTTAGTAACGGAGGAACAACTCGTGGGCTTCCTATCAGTTGTTTTCTTAATTATGTTCCTGATAGCAGGGGTGGTTTATCAGCTCATTATGATGAGAACATATGGTTGGCAAGTTCGGGTGGCGGTATCGGTGGCTATTGGGGAGACATTAGAAGTAACGGTATATCTACTACTCATGGCTCTCGTTCTACTGGCTCAATTCCTTTCATGCATGTAGTTGATTCCCAGATGTTAGCTTTTAATCAAGGCACAACTAGACGTGGTTCTTATGCGGCTTACATGGACATCAGTCATCCAGAGATTGAAGAATTTATTAACATGCGTAAAGAATCAGGTGGAGATATAAACAGAAAGAATCTTAACATACATAACGGTGTAAACATTACAGATGCTTTCCTTGAAGCAGTAGAGAAGGATGATGACTGGAGATTGATTGACCCTAAGAGTAACGAAGCTGTTAAGGTAGTAAATGCTAGAGACTTATGGTGGCAAATCATTCATGCTAGAGCAGAGACAGGCGAACCTTATATGGTCAACATAGATACTTGTAATACACATTTACCTAAAGCACAGAAAGATTTAGGACTTAAGATACGACAAAGTAATTTATGTTCAGAGATTACCCTACCAACAGATGAAGAACGAACAGCAGTATGTTGTTTATCTTCTGTAAACTTGGAACACTTTGATACTTGGTCAAAGGATGATGACTTCATACAAGATTTAATAACCATGCTTGACAATGTTTTACAGCACTACATTGACAATGCAATAGATACAACACAGTTAGGAGAATACAGTGCAAACTTTAAAAGATTTCAGAAATATGTTAGAGAAGGTAAAGAAGGATTTACTAAGTCTGCGTATTCGGCATATAGAGAGAGAAGTCTCGGACTCGGTGCAATGGGCTTTCATGCGTACCTACAAGGCAGGAACATTCCTTTTGAAGGAATCTATGCGACTGGCTTCAACTATAAAGCATTTCTTTATATTAATACTAGAGCAAATGAAGCCACTAAAGAGTTGGCTTCCCAACGTGGAGAAGCTCCTGATATACATGGGTCAGGTAAGCGTAATGCTAACCTCATGGCTATTGCTCCTAACGCTAGTAGTGGCATTATATGTAGTGGCACTTCCCCTAGTATTGAGCCTTATAGGGCTAACTGCTATACTCACAAGACCTTATCCGGCTCTTACCAAGTTAAGAATAAATATCTGGAAAAGGTTTTCAAATCTAAGGGGTTAAAGGGTAAAGAGTTAGAGGAAGTTTGGAAAGATATATCAGCTAACGAAGGTTCAGTACAGCACTTAGATGTTCTTACTGATGATGAGAAAGAAATATTTAAAACAGCTAATGAGATAAATCAAATATGGATTGTTGAACACGCTTACAAAAGACAAGAGTTTGTTTGTCAAGCACAGTCTGTTAATCTATTCTTTACTCTACCTAAAAGTACAGAGCCACAAGAAGTACATGATGAATACATGCAGTATGTAAATGATGTACATTGGTACGGTATGAATAAATTAAAATCGTTGTATTACTTCAGAACTAATGCAGCTAGAAATGTAGAGAATGTAAACACTAAAGTCCCACGTATAAGATTAGATGACGTGGAATGTATCGCCTGTGAAGGGTAAGAGGAAAAGTTATGAGCTTATTAAAAACTAGAGATTATTATAAACCGTTTGAGTACCCATGGATGTATGAGTATTACAAACTACAAAACCAAATGCATTGGATGCCTGAATCAGTTCCTTTACATACAGATGTAAAAGATTGGCAGGATATAAGTCCTGAAGAAAAACATTTACTTACACAAATATTTAGATTGTTCACACAGTCCGATGTTGACGTAGCTTCGGGCTACATAGATAAGTATATGCCTATCTTTAAAAAGCCTGAAGCAAGAATGATGATGTCATCCTTTGCTAACATGGAATCAATACATCAAGATGCGTATAGCTTACTCCTTGATACAGTTGGTATGCCTGAAATAGAATACAAAGCTTTCTCGGAGTATGAAGAGATGGCAGACAAGCATGATTATGTTGATAACTTTAAACCTCTTAAATCTGACAAGAGAACTATAGCTAAAACATTAGCAGTTTATTCAGCTTTTACAGAAGGACTACAGTTGTTTAGTAGCTTTGCAATCTTATTAAACTTTCCAAGGTTCGGTAAGATGAAAGGTATGGGACAGATTGTTACTTACTCTATACGTGATGAATCAATGCACGTTGAAGCAATGACAAAGTTATTCAGAGAGTTTATCCAAGAGAACATAGAGATATGGACAGATGATTTCAAAGGAGAGCTTTATCAAATTTGTAGAGAGATGGTTGAACTTGAAGATAAGTTCTTAGACTTAGTGTTTGAGATGGGAGACTTACAAGGACTAACCAAGAAAGATATGTATGCTTATAATAGATACATAGCAGATAGAAGATTATTACAGTTAGGATTAAAGACTAACTATGACCAGAAAGAAAATCCACTTGGTTGGATTGATGAAGTCATGGGTGTTGAACATCAGAACTTCTTTGAGGGTAGAGCTACAACATATATGAAAGCTGGGTTACGTGGTAAACAGGACAATATTAAATTCACAACCTTAGAGGATTAAAATGATTAACAAAGACGAAGCTAATTTAGTAAGCTTCAAAATTATCTTAACAAGAGATAATAAAATAATGACAGAGTTTAGTATGCTACCGGAGAATATGGTTGATGAGGTGTTCCCTCTTGATGATAGACCATTGATGAAAACTATTATTAGAAACGGTAAAGCTAAACTAGAAAACCTACACGATTACTTTCAAAGAGAACTTAATGTTCTAAAGTAGTATAGATAATAATATCATCTTTCTTACCCTTAACTTTTATAGGGTCTAGATAACGAGTGGGTATATCAGAGTTCATAGCTGTGGTATACCCTATTACTATATCCTCTCCTACTTCTTTAGTAGAGCTTTCTAACCTAGCCGCTAGATTAACAGCGTCTCCAATTGCAGAGTAATCAAACCTTGTATCGCTTCCCATATTACCTATTACCGCCTCTCCTGTATTTATCCCTATACCTATCTCTATTCCTAAATCGGCTTCAGCCATATCTTGTTTTATTTTCAAGGCTGTTTGAATTGCTTTGGTTTCGTGTCCTTCTAAATCTATAGGTGCATTAAAGATAGCCATCATTGCATCTCCAATGTATTTATCTACCATACCACCGTACTCTTTAACTGCATTAGCTTGTATGGTTAGTGCCTTATTCATTATCTCTGTAACTTGTTCAGGTTCTAAAGTCTCTGACAAACTTGTAAAGCCTCTAACGTCTGTAAATAAAAACGTACAACGTCTTCTATCTCCGCCTAACTTCAGAAGCTCCGGATTATCTTGGAGTTGTTTGACTTGTCTTGGGTCAAGGTAATGTTCAAACTGTTTCTTTATAAGCTGTCTAAGTTTGAATTGTGTTCTAAAGTTTAGATAGAATTGTAGGGTAGCAATAAGTGTCATACTTATCATGCTCCATGTAAAGTCTATCAAGATATTAGAGCTTACAAAGTGATACTCCATATATCCCATGAGAGAGAACAAACCTAAGAAGGATACAACACCCTTAGTGATACCAAGATAATTAATTGCAAGAGCTGTGAGTAAGCCAGAGACTATTAATAATAATAGCTCAACAAACAATCTATAGTCTGGTATGTAAGGAGTATCCATCAACATACTTTCTGATAGAGCAGCTTGTATCTTATGAGGTTCTAATAACCCTACAGGAGTTGCAAGTTGTGGGGATATTCCCTTTG